ATCATATTGCCACTTTACCGGCGCGCACATTCGGCGCGGGCATATTGTTTCTGGTAGTATAGTTGCCACTTTACCGGCGCGGGCATGACCGGCGCGGGCAGGTATGCATTAAGCGCAGGGCAGGTATGCGTTATGTGTGTTGACATTGTTTTGACTATGTGAGATATTGTTCAAGTCAACCAGAGATTGACGGTCAAAAACAAGGAATCAAAACAATGCGTCCAATATATGAAATAGCAAACGAGATTCGCGCAGACTGGTCCAAACCATACTTTGGCGCGGTTCCATATCTTGAGGCCATGGAAACACTCAAGAGCGCATCGGACAATTATTATTACGACAGCGGGAAAAGCGTTATTCTTTACTTCCTCGCCAATGCTTCTACGTGGCGTGGCGACGTCGCCAAACGAGTGAAAGCAGAATTGAAACAAACCGTAGGGATTAAGTAACATGATAACGAAAGAGCAACAAATTGCGATACTGCGTGTTTACTTGCGAGACACTAGTGAAGCGGAATCCTACTTACAATTCAGGCGCAAGATAATACGCGGTCATGGTTGTCTCTTGCTACAATGGAAGGGGATGTGGTTGGGGATAGAACCCGACGGTTACACACATAGCTAAGGAAAGGGGACTTCGGTCCCCTTTTTATTTGTCAATTTTTTGCGCTATCATATTGCCACTTTACCGGCGCGGGCATTACCGGCGCAGAACTTCGGGCATAGTATAATTGACACTTTACCGGCGCGGGCATTACCGGCGCGATGCCATGCGCCAGACGCATACCACCTATGCGTTTATTGCATTTGACTATTTGTTTACTATCGATTAGGATCTAAAGATTGCAGACACGTAGAAAGGGAATCGCAATGCAAAACAGAATTTTCTCGAGCGACAATCCAAAAGCAATTAAGGCGCAAACGTACGGTTGGCGCAATGCCATTCACTATATGGCTCCGGCAAAGCTTGCCGGTGTCGGTGATCTTTGTGCAGACAAATCACCGGCTTGTGAGTTGCATTGCTTAGGTATTACGTCCGGGGCAGCGACCTACTATCCGTCGGTAATTCGAAGCCGGATTGCAAAGGCACGTCGTTTCATGAAAGAGCGTAAAGCTTATCTAAACGATATGAGCAAATCAATCCGTGCAGAGATCCGTGCATCGGACAGGGCAAACGTCAAGCTTTGCGTGCGTCCAAACGGCTCTACAGACATCCCCTTCGAAGGGATTCGCGACGCAGACGGCTTGACACTTATGGAACGGTTCGAAGAAACGCAATTCACGGACTACACCAAGAGCGTCAAACGTGCGTTAGCGCATGCTCAAGGAAAGATGCCACGCAACTACCATTTGACGTTTTCGAGATCCGAAACAAACCACGACGATTGTTTGCGTGTTTTGCAAGCGGGCGGAAACGTCGCGGTCATCTTTGGCAACGGATTGCCCGACTCATGGCAGGGTTATCCGGTCATCAATGGTGACGCTCACGACTTGCGCCACATCGATCCGAAAGGTGTCGTCGTCGGATTGACACCGAAAGGCCCGAAGGCGAAGAAAGATCAATCGGGCTTCGTCCTTCGCGACTACTGATTTGACATTGGGGGGAGGTCCGGTTAACTCTTGATCTCCTCCCAAGGAACGGGTCCGGTTTTTGTTTTCCTTTTCCGGACCTACACTTACCCGCAAGTCGAGCGTCTCCCCGCTCCTTGCGGGTTTTTTTGTGTTCAAAAAGGCGCAATCATAAGGCATTACCGGCGCACAACCGGCGCGACCAAGCCTTGCAAAAACGCAAAGTATATTGGCACTTTACCGGCGCGGCGTTTGCAAATCTGCAAGGTGAGCTTGCACAAATGCAATGAATAATGACCACTTTACCGGCGCGGATAAAACAAGGTCAGGCGTCCATTGTCCAGAAATCATTGATTTTGCTAGGTTTTTACAGGTATAAATCTCAATAATATCAGCGGATGGACGGCTGACCAAGTTAAAGACGTTTGCAAAAATGCAAGATCGACGGGATTGCCAAGCAATTTGCGCAGGTCGCCACAAAGAGGCCTGTATATTAGACTTGGTTTTGACGACCTTGTTTTCAACCCAAAATTCGCCACAATCTATCGCGCCGTTTACGTCCGGAATACCCGCTCCTGCCCATGCTTCAACTCTCGTCCAATGTACTGAATTCTCGGTCGCTTTCTTCATCGAAGAGTACATTTTCTTCTCCGTTGGGAACATGGTCTATCTCCAGTGTGGGCATGGCAACAGCACGCAGGGCGGGGAATTCAGTCACCAGTCTGGCGATTTCCTTCGTGAGGTCTTCTTTGCTCATCTGATCGATCCGGCCTACCAGAACCTCGGAGCGGCTGATGTAGAGACCGGCGGCGGCTCCCCTCTGCTTCTCAGCAGAGACAGCGGCGGGGTAGTTTCCGGCGGCTATCGAAAGATCACGAATCTTCGCCAACTGCACAATGTGGCTGTCGTAGGTAACCTCATGTACCTTTGCGACCTCCGCCCTCAGTTCTCTGACCCGCTCAACGATAAGCGGGTAGGTTCGACCATTCAAGAACTTCGAGGCGGCTGTGTGGTAGTCCACATACCCCGCCTTCTGCGCGGCTTCGCCCTGTGGCAGTCCGTCAATGGCATAGTATCGACAAAACTGCTCCTGCATCTGCGTGATCCCCTTCTCCGCCTTCGCAGAGCCAAGATGAGGGATTGAGACAACAGGCTTGTGGGTTTTCTTGCGATCTTTCATGTAGTCAACTTCCCGTCAACAGACTTTCCCCTATAAGGGGGGTCTCCCAGCAATTACAAATACATAGCAGAGAAAAACAAATCTGTCTCTCGCGTGGGGGAAAGAACTCACATATTCTGCATATTGATTGCATATCCTGTAACCCATTGTGCATACTGACATATCCACATATTGGCCCCACAGCAAAAATACATACAAATAAATCATTTTGTGGACCCCCGCGCGTAACAGAGAACTATTTTCTCTATAACCCCAATATGTCGATATGTCCGTATGTTCAATGACTTACAGAATATGCAATCAATATGCATATGTCCCTTATAAGGAAAGTGGACAATGGGCATTGGACACTGCTCCCCAAACACCGAGCCATGCACAAAACGCATACCACCCATGCAAAAATATCAAACCTCTCCCATTGACCTTTCTTAAACTTCTGGTATTCTATGTCTTGTCAGCGGGAGAAAGGCTGACGAGCCGGACAACGGAGAAATATCATGGCTCTCAATTTTAGCGTGTCGAACGTCAAGGACTACCCGACCATCACCACTTCGCCCTTCGACGAGAACAAGTGGCATCCTGTCACCGAGTACCTTGTGTATGGTCTCATGAGCATCGGCATGAGCGAGATCAACGCGAAGAACTCGGATGAAGTCTTCCGTCGGATTGCCATCCACCAGAAACTCTATGGCCCCGCATTGCAGTACCACAAGCCCCCGACCTCAATCTACCTGACCATTCAGGATATCAAGAACCACATCGGCATGAACGCCAACGTCAGGAACGTGACAGCGGCAGAGTTCAACAAGAGGGTGTTCAAAATCTTCGAGGGCTACGCCATCGACCAATGCGAAACAATCCTCACTGCCTTTGGACAGGTGGCGAAGGTCGCTCACGAACGGTCATTGCTCAAAGAGCAGGAAGCCGCCTAATAATCAGGGGGGCTTCGGCCCCCACCTTTCACGGGAGAAAGATCATGACTGAACGTGGCAACGAGAAATCAGCATTGGTCGGCGATGGTTACGACCACTTTGTAAAAGTGCGGGTGACAGGATATGTCACCTACCGCTTCCAGAACAACATGACAGGGGGCGAGTTTGAAGATTGGGCCGAGGCCAACGTAGACCGTTTTGACCAGATGACAAACCGGTCTCTTGACCGCACCGACTGTCACCTTATCGAAATCGAAACCCGCCCACTCAAACGCGAGCAAGCATAGGAAGACCCATGACCTACGACCCAACCCTGTCTCATTCGTTCTCACTACACAATGGTGACAACATGGAGATCATCGCGTCCTATGTGTTGAGCAACCATGGCAAGTTGATGGATGGAGACGTTACTGAGGAAACCAACTACGACCACAGCTTGGAGATGCTCGACGAGCCAACAGATTTACAATGGCTCCTGAAGTACATGGAATATCACTACAAGAAATTTGGTTCTCACTTCGAGTGGGAACAAGCAATGCGAGGGCGGTAAAGTCACCTGCA